AAACAAAGAAAGCGTTTCTGGTTCTCATATTGCAGACATCGCTTGTCAGATTGAAATGGTTAAGTGTGGATACCCTGTTGGTAAACAGGATCAATATGCTGCTGCCTATGGTGGTTTCAACCTATTCAAGTTTCATACCAATGGTTCTGTCTCTTCAGATTCTATTGCATTGAACAACAAAAATATTCAAAAGCTACAAGATAACCTATTGCTTGTGTATTCTGGTAGAGGCAGAGATGCTAATAATATTCTACAGAAACAGCAGAAAGCAATGTCTAACATAGACAAGTTTAAGATCGTTCAAAGAGCCAGAGATAAGGCATATGAAGGCAGAGATCTTTTACTCGAAGGTAAAGTCGATGAGTTTGGCGAACTACTACACAAGTCATGGTTAGATAAAAAGAATATCTGTGAAGATATTACTCAAGATTATTTTGACACAGTATATCAGAAAGCTATAGATGCTGGAGCTTTAGGAGGAAAACTTCTCGGCGCTGGTGGAGGCGGATTCTTTATCTTCTATGTTCCACAAAAAAATAAAGAAGAGGTGGCTTGGGAAGTGACAAAATACACAGAGTGTAAAGTTTATGATTTCGAGTTTACAGGAAACGGCTCGAATATTGTTTATCACCATTCGTGACTAAATATTATTGACTCTTTAAAATAATAAAGGTATAATAATTTGTCTAATAATGTGATAGCTTTTCCTAAAGCCAATGTCAAAATCTCTAAAGACAATAGAACTGTCGAGAATATTCAACAGAATGTCGAAATGATGAAACATTATCACATTCAAGAAACTATACTGAATCTTGCACCTATCATATTCAATCAGTTAGATATAGCGGGATTTGGTTTAGATGACGAAGACGAAGAAGATAACGATGTTAAGGATGGTGCTTTTATAATCGAAGCATTGAGGTCATATATGTGTAAATATTATGACATTCATCATCCTTTTCAGAAGATAGCTGAAAGCATCTTTGAGCCCAAAGAAGGAGACGAAGAGGGTGCTTTCAGAATAGTAGACGAAATAGCAATAGACTTAAGAGAAACTGAAACCGAATAGGTGATTTGTGATTATTGTTGACTTGAATCAGGTTATGTTATCCAATCTGCTTATGCAGTTGGGCAATCACACTAATGCGCAGCTAGAAGAAAATATGGTTCGCCATATGATTCTTAATTCTCTCCGTTCATATAAGGTCAAGTTCGGAGATGAGTATGGTGAGATGGTTATTGCTTGCGATAATACAAACTATTGGCGCAAGCAGGTGTTTCCTTATTATAAAGCAAACCGTAAAAAGAATATTGAAAACTCTGAACTCGATTGGAAAGCTCTGTTCGAATGTCTTAACAAGATTCGTGCGGAGTTAAAGGAGTATTTTCCTTATCGAGTTATTGATGTCGAGTCAGCTGAAGCTGATGACATTATTGCAACTCTAGTTACTAAATTCGGTTCTGAACTAAATACTGGTGAGAAGATATTGATTCTCTCAGGAGATAAAGATTTTATTCAGCTGCATGTTTATTCTAATGTTTCCCAATACGACCCTACTCGTAAGAAATGGATCAAGCATGATGATCCAGAGAGATACTTGCATGAGCACATTCTAAAGGGAGATGCCGGAGATGGTGTTCCTAACGTTCTTTCTCCTGACAATGTTTTTGTTGTGGGTGATAGACAAAGACCCCTGACAGCAAAGAAAATGGAAAAGATCATGGGCACTGATCTAGAGGAAATGGATACCTCTTTGGCCCGAAATTATTCTCGTAATGTTCAACTTATTGATCTAAGTTTTACTCCTGAAACTATTCGTGAAAAAGTTATGGAGCAATTCGAAGCTCAAAAGGATCGTGATCGTAGCAAACTACTAAATTACTTTATAGCAAACAAACTCAAAAACCTAACTGAACATTTGAGTGAATTTTAGGAGATCATAATGGTCATTGGTATGTCAGAATTTTTGCAAAAAGTTGCAAAGTTAAAGAAAACACAAGAGAAGATTGATGCTCTAAAGCACAATGATAGCATTCAACTTCGTATTATTCTACAGGGAGCGTTTGATCCTAGTGTAGTATGGTTACTTCCGCCAGGAGAACCGCCATATAAGCCAAACGAATTAGTAGATCAACAGCACGTTCTATTAAAAGAATGTGAGAAACTAAGATATTTCATTAAGGGTTTCCATGATAATCTCAATCAGACAAAAAGAGAAACCATGTTCGTAGAGTTACTCGAAAGAGTAGATCCTGAAGACGCTAAACTACTATGCGCTATTAAGGATAAGAAGATGCCATTTAATGGCATTACATTACAGCACGTCAAGGAAGGACTACCAGGGTTAATCGCAGAATGAGCAAGTCAGCACTAAAGAAGTTTAAGAAGAACGATTATTCAGATCACGAAGAGTATCGTGATGATCCTCGCGAGAGGGAAAACAAACGTAAGGCAAAGCGTGTTGAACGTGCTTTGAGAACTAAAGATATCTCAGCATTAATCGAAGACGAAGATCAAGATTTCATCGATGATGTATCAGAAGATATGTGGAGGTAAAATGCCCACATATCGCTTTCTTAATAATGAAACTGGCGAAGAGTATGAAGAGTTTATGTCAATATCAGAACTAGACTCTTTTCTTGAAGAGAATAAGCACATAACTCAACTCGTAAATGGTGCACCAATGATCCATTCTGGCAGAGGTATGGGTAAACCTGATCAGGGTTTCCGTGATCTGCTTAAACATATGAAGAAGGGAAATCAAAAAGGCATATCAAGGAGCACCATCAACACATTTTAGAGGTAAAATGGAAGAAGAAACAGTAAAAAGACTAACACGTAGAGAAAAAAGACTTCTTCGCCAACAAGGAAAACAATCAGAAAATTATCAAGAGAAACTGAATTTTAATTTAAAACATTTTGATCCATTAACTCAAAATCAAAGACATACTTTTAATGCATTTGATAATGATAAGAATTTGATGTTACATGGCATCGCCGGAACAGGTAAATCCTTTATGGCGATGTATCTTTCGTTGAAACAGATACTAACTAATCCGGACAGTTCTTACAAAAAGATTGTTATCGTTAGATCGGTAGTTCCCACGAGAGACATGGGATTTCTTCCAGGAAACTCTAAAGAAAAGACTAAGGTATATGAAGCACCTTATTACGCAATATGTTCAGAATTGTTTGGAAGAGGAGACGCATACGACTACCTTAAGAATAAGGGTCTTGTTGAGTTTATGTCTACATCTTTCATTCGTGGTATTACTCTTAACAATTGCATTGTCATCGTAGACGAAATGCAGAATGCGACGTTACATGAACTTGATTCTGTTATTACTAGAGTGGGTTATAACTGTAAAGTTATATTCTGTGGAGACTTCCGTCAGAGCGACTTTACAAGAGAACATGAAAGAAATGGATTAACTGACTTCATGCGGGTTGTTCGTAGTATGAAGTCTTTCAACCTAATAGAATTCGAGGCGGCGGATATCGTAAGATCCGCTCTAGTTAAAGAATATATAATTCTAAAGGATAAAATGAGGATAACTGTGTAGTAGTGAGAAAAGTATTTAAACACAATCTCGTTCAGGAGATTGATATAACCACAGAAAACATCGATGGTAGTAGATATTATGTGTTACCGAACGGAGACAAATTTCGTTCGGTAACTTCTGTTTTATCAGACGCCTTAGATAAAACGGCTCTCATGGAGTGGAGACAAAGAGTAGGAGAAGAGGAAGCTCAAAAGATATCTACTCAGGCAGCTAGAAGAGGAACAGCTGTTCACACTCTCTGTGAGAATTATGTGTTGAATAAGGAGAACTACCTGGGGAATGCTGTTCCTTCTAGCGTAGACTCTTTTATCAGTATCAAGTCCATTCTAGATCATAATGTAGATAATATTCTGGGTGTCGAAACGCCATTATACTCTAGAGCATTAAGGACGGCTGGAAGATGCGATCTGATAGCAGAGTATAATGGTATTGCATCAGTAATTGACTTCAAGACATCTAAGAAACTGAAAAAGGAGGAATGGATCGAGTCCTATTTCCTCCAGACAACAGTATATTCTATGATGTTTGAACAGATCTACAAGATAAAGATACCACAGATAGTTGTAATAATATCTGTGGACCACGAGGGTCCACAAGTTTTCCAGAAAGATAGAGGCCAATACGTCAATAGAGTTCTAGATATATTCTCTACTGGTTCTCTATAATACCATGTAGATCGGGGGAGTCAGTTGAATAAACTACTCTCCTGATTCCAAAATGCTCTATGGCTTTCTTACAACCTGAACAAGGCTCGGCCATTCCATCCACCCAAGTCATATCCCCTTTATTCTTTTTCTTTACTCGATATACATAAAGAGTAGATCTTTTTAAAAGATCGCTGTCGACATGCCTTAGAGCGCCCACGATTGCGTCAACTTCTGCATGTTTAAAAATAGATTCTGAATTCTTACCGAATCTTTTCTGCATGGGATGACTCTTTTCAGAGTTGTAGCCAACAGAAATAACCTCGTTACGAATAACGAGGCATGCAGCGAGTTTCATTTTCATGGGATTATTTACGGCCAGACGACGAGTCAGAGCCATATATTTCTGATCGCGAGTCATTATAACCTCGAAAAAAGGAGGGGATCTTCCCCTCCTATCATTTAGTAATTATAACGCTCATTCATGATAGTGTCAAGCATTACTGCTTCTGGAGAGAACTTCTCTACC